TATTAATCATCATCTATCTCAGGATAGTTGATATTTTTGTTTATTTATTAAACGAAATTTCACTTTAGGAATTTTACGTATGAAAGAGACAATAGAAAAAGTGTCAATCAGTTATGACGGGGAAACAATCAACATTTCCCCGATAAAGATGTCAACGGCTGCGGAGATACTCTCTCGCCCTAGTATTCGCGAAATGTATACGACCCTTGGCATCGAGCTCCTTCCCATGAATCCTGCAAAAATCGATGAAGATGATTGTACTCTCGGGATACACACGAATGGGAATCACGCCCTCGCTTTCCATCTCATGAATGCCTTTTTCATTGAAATGTTTCCATCGCTCGAAAGTCGCGGGTAATTTTTCTACATCCGTGAAAATCTTTAAGAACTCATTGTACTGCGATTCGTCTTTGTAGCAGAAAAAAGCAACAGCTTTTTGTTGATCTGACATGTCGAACCTCCTTCGGTTCTTAGTTGTGGAAAACCAAGATTAAATCGAATGATGGTTCGGCACCAGTAAGGCAGGACAAAAAGAAAAACCCCAGTTGCGGTCACAATCAAGGAATAAGAAAAATGAGCATGATTTTAATGGCTAAGGCCATGCAGATAAAAGTCGGAAGTACTGCAAGAAAAATGGTACTTATCAAGTTAGCTGATAATGCCAATGACAAAGGCGAGTGCTTTCCTTCTTACCAACATATCGCTGATCAGTCTGAAATGTCTCGTACTACAGCGATTAATCATATTAAAGCCCTTTGCAAAATGGGGCTTGTAACAAAAATATACAGAAGCGGGGAAAAAGGGAATTCATCCAATATTTATAGGTTGAATTTAGATGGTGTAAAAATTACACCCCCTAGTGAAAATTCTGCACCAGAGGTGGTGAAAAAATTACACCACCCTAGTGTAACTGTTACACCACCCCCTAGTATAAAAATTACACCCAGAACCAGTCACTCTTTTGAACCAGTCAGTGAACCTATAAAAACAATAGCGAAAGTCGCTAAAGCTCCTCGTGGGGAAAATAAATATTCGTTCAGGGGTGAGGTAATAAAACTCAGTCAGAAAGACTATGACAACTGGAAAAAGATTTACCCTCACATCGATCTGGATACTCAACTGCAACGTCTGGATATTGAATTTCAGGCTGAGATGCCGAAGAACTGGTTTATCACAGCCAGCCAGAAACTGAATTACCAGAATAGCCAACAATCCAGTCGCCATAAGCTCCATGCAAGTAACCGTATTACTCAACCTGTTCGTACAGAGCAGTTTATATCGGAGGACTTTTGATGAGCATGAAAACACTGGCCCGTTTTCACCGGATGGTGCCGAAGCATATCAAGCCCAAATTCACGAATCCTGAAGAACTGATGGCATGGCATCGTGAACAGGCTGAGATTGATTCAAAGCGTATTGCGGAGGAAAACCGAGTTAACCGATTGAACAGAATCATGGGGCGTTCTGGTATCAGACCGTTACATCAAAATTGTACGTTTGATAACTACGTCGCAACCACGCCAGAGCAGCAAAAAGCATTGGTAAAAGCACATCACTATGCTGAGAGTTTTGGTAATTCATTTGGCGGGTTTATTTTCAGTGGCAACCCCGGTACAGGGAAAAACCATCTCGCCGCCGCTATTGGTAATTACATCATCCAGAACGGAAAAAGTATCCTGATCGCCACACTACCTGACCTAATGATGCGGGTACGTGAAACCTACCAGAAAGACGCAAAAACCAATGAGTCAGCATTGGTCGATGATCTGTGTGCCGTTGATTTACTGGTGCTTGATGATGTCGGTGTGCAGCGTAATAACCTGAATGAAGATTTAATTATATTTCAGGTGGTAGATCGCCGTCTGGCGAATAAAAAACCTGTTGGCGTGCTGACGAATTTAGATTTTGAGCAACTGGCTGTAGTTTTGGGTGAGCGAGTTATTGATCGCCTCAGAATGGGAACCCCAACTGTAATTAATTTCAACTGGCAAAGTTACCGTCGCCAAATTAAATAACCCCACCAGAAGGACTTTTGAGATGACAGAGCAAGAGAAATTAGCTGAGTTGAAACGTATAGCTTATGAGAAATACCAAGAAGCATTAACAGCTTGGCATGAATATGCATGCGCCTGTGACTTAGGCAACGAAAGAATAGCCGCATTCGAGAGATACGAAAATATCAGACTGGCACTGAGGATCGGATAATGAAAATCAAAACAAGCAAATACTCATCAGTTGCTGCCTCCTGCATAACTGCCAGTGACTTAATGGATATTGAACTGAAAGCGTTCTACCCGAAAATTGATAGTACCCCAGATAAAGCGGTTGTAGTCAGGAGAATAAAAAAAACATCTAAAGGATATAGCGTTTATTACGAGCAATTAGGTAGATCTGATGGATTTTGGAGCTGCGCCCCACTTTATAAATTCATCAAAATGTACCCATACGAATCTGGGCTTAAATCATAAATTAATAAGGATTTTTGAAATGAAAATCAAAACAAGTGAACTGACGGGTAAGGCGTTGGACTGGGCTGTGGCATTGGCGATGGGATCTGAGATTATTTTTACCCGCTATAGGCGGATGTGTATCTATTCCCCGTCAACCGACTGGGCGCAGTGTGGGAAGTTGATTGAGGAATACGAAATGGATTTAGCCCCAGTTATGGGTGGAACTTATTGTGCTGGATTATCAATTACAGAAGGTGCGCTATGTACTGATGATTATGTGAGCATAGATATGTACGGAGACACACCCCAAATCGCAATATGCCGCGCTGTAGTGGCTGCTCAGTTGGGTGCCGAGGTTGAGGTTCCTGATGAGCTGGTGGAGGGGGTATGACAGACGAACTCAAGCCGTGCCCGTTTTGTGGAGAAGAGGCCGATATTGCTGAGGAATATGGCGGTAAATACTACATCTACTGTAGTGGCTGCTCAGTTGAACAGACCGAACCATCAAAAACTGAGGAAGAGGCCATCACAATCTGGAACCAGAGGGGATATAACGATGGCAAGAACAGCGCTTGAACGAGCTAATAATGCTGCGAAACACAATTACTCATGGTCAGAATCATGCCGGGTTCACATCTGTGCTAAATGCGGAACCGCTGAACATCGTTCAGGCTGGTATTGGTGGGCTGGTTACAAATCAAAAGTAGAGCCGCCATGTGCATACAATCCCCAAATTGATAGCGCAGAAATGCAGAACTGGTGTGCAGAAAATGCAACTTATGAGGGGTTATAACGGAGGTTAGGAATGGATAAGCAGGTCTTTCTGCTTAGAAATGTACACATACTCAAAAACCTGATAATCACTCTCAATAACTTACCCCTCAACGACGAATTCCCCATTCAAGTCACCCTATCAGACTCAGGCCGAACACTACCGCAGAACGACAAGTTCCATGCGTTATGTGGTGACGTCTCTCAACAGGGTATTGAGTGGGCTGGTAGTACGTGGAAAACACCGGAATGGAAATGTATTTTCGTCTCTGGTCACGCCAAAGCCACCGGAAAAGAGGGGCAGTTAATCGCAGGGCTGGAAGGTGAACTGGTGCCGCTGGCAAGGGAAAGCACCGCCAGAATGAGTGTAAGACGCATGAGCAGCTTAATTGATTATTCACAGGCATGGGCTGTATATCAGGGCGTAAAACTCACAGAGAAACGCTACACGCTGAACTATTACGGTCACAGGGTTTAACTCAAGTGGAGGCAGGAGCAGTGAAATACATCACATTCACACTCTTTTGGATAACAGTAATCATGATTATGGGACTGGCTTTAGGGGGATAAGGTGGCAAGATTTCGACAACGGAAATGTAAAATTTGCAGTGAGAAGTTTCAATCGGTATTTCCAGATGAACAATGGTGCAGCCTGGAACACAGAGAAGAATACGCCATTCAACTATACCGACGAAAAAACAAGAAAGAGGAGCAAGCCCGACAACGAGAACGACGACAAAAAGAAGTAGCCAACCGAGACAAACTCAAAGCCCGCAAGTTAGCCGTAAAACCCCGCAGTTACTGGATACAACAAGCCCAACGAGCCGTAAATACCTATATCAGAGAGCGAGACCGCGATTTACCGTGCGTCTCTTGTGGCACGTTTGTGTCTTCTCAATGGGATGCGGGCCATTACCGGACAACAAAGGCAGCACCACAATTGAGATTTGATGAACGGAATATTCATCGTCAGTGCATTGTCTGTAATCAGCATAAATCGGGGAATCTGGTTCCGTATCGGGTTGAGTTAATTCGGCGCATCGGTCAAGCAGCGGTGGATGCCATCGAATCCAGTCATGATCGGCACCGATGGACGATTGAGGAGTGCAAGGTCATCAAGGAGGAGTACAGACAGAAGCTCAAGGAATTGCGGGCGCGGGAGGTAGCATAATGCGTGATAACGATATCCACTATCTGCTAGAGAGGTGGGGAGCATGGGCTGCGGCAGATAATAGCGGTGTAGATTGGTCACCAATAGCAGCAGGATTCAAGGGGCTTTTACCATCCACCAATAAATCACGGCCTCAGTGTACAGATGATGAAGGGATTATGGTTGATGGCTGTGTTGCTAGGTTGAAGAAGCATCGGCCTGATGAATATGAATTACTGATATTACACTATGTGTATGGTGTATCGCTAAGAAAGATAGCGAAGCGGCGGAAGTGTTCAGATGGAACGGTGAGAAAGGATATTCAGACTGCTATGGGATTTATTGAAGGTGCAGCTTGTATGATTACTGGATGGAATTAAAATATTTTATATAGGAATATTCCTATAGCAACGAAGGTTGGTACCCAAGATAGAAATTTTAAAAAACGAATTGTTCTGTGGCATGTTCGTTGGTTATTATTTAGCTCATCAAGAGCATTTTTAATATCTACCTTTAAGTCTTCTGGGTACCTTATTGATTCTGTATTAAATGGTTTAAATGCAATATCTTTAGCATGACAAATTCTAAAAAATTGCTTCTCTTGGTTAAATAAAATAAGAAAAACAAAAATGGAAGTTAATATTATCCCTGATAAAATTACAAGAATTTCATAAGAATTGGTTAGCTTGAAAATACCCAGCGATGCGAGTAAGGATACGGGTAATGATAACACCTTATTTGTTAATTCATTTGTGATTTTTGAAATTTTTTCTGCAAACTCAGCTTCAGCGGTAGCTACTTCTTTTCTGGCTTTGTGAAATGAAAAGCCGCTCATATATGTAGAAAGGTTGTTTTCAAAAAGGTGAATGAAGTCAGGCCATTTTTGGATTAACATTTCAAATGTATAATCTTTTTCTGATATAAACTCTACTAAAGTATTTCTGAATATACCTATTTTTTCTGCATAATGAGGCATTGTAGAAGAGTCATTAGTTATAATGTTTTTTAATACACCATCATCTATATGGTCACACTCAAGCATTTTTTCAGAAAAAGATGTTTCTAAAGCTATTGAGGTTGATTTTGCATCTGAATTTCTCACAAAGACGAGGCGATAATTATTGAGTTCACTTTTGGTATCATGAAAATGGGCTATTTCTGCAAGTGATTTTATTATTGAGCAAGTTTTTTCTATTTTTAAAATGAAATCAGGTTTTTTATCATCTTGAGAGCAATAATCTATGGATGCTATATAGTAATTATTAGGCATGGTTCCTTTTTTAATGGAATTGATACCTATAAATTCTTTTTCTTCCCTGTAAAATCTTTCTGCGCCGTTATTTTTTGGTGTAATAAATGTATAGGAAATGGAACCTTCTGTAAGGGAAAGGATATCGTCTTCTTCAACATGCTCACCATCAAGCTCAAGGTCTTCAAAAGAACCAAAGCGTCCCTTGGCTTCAATGAGAGATGCGATTAGCTTATGGACATTGTCAGTTAATTCAACAGCTGCAGAAAAAGAGCGACCATCAAAACTTGGTTTTGAAGATGCTCTGTATAGCTCTACAATTGTGGAAAAATTTGCCATTGTTAATCCTGTTCATCTCTTAATTCTTGATTTTCTTTAAGGTTTTGACTTATTTTTGTTCTAAATTCCGCAGGAAGATTTGTGAAAGCTAATATCCCAGTATCCTCATTATACCAAACATCATCATCCGCCGTAGAGCCCAATAATGATTTTTCAAAATTAAAACTGAGATCTGAACCTTTATAAATAACATTTTTGATCTTTTTTAGTGATTTTTTGCTTACAACAAACTCTACAGGTATTCTTATTTCCTCGCTATTAAGATGTTTCATTAATTCTGAAATTAAATTCTTTCTAGCTTCAGAATCAATATATGTCATATGCGATGTAGCAATAGATTCAATATCGCTAAGTTTAGCGGATTTTTCGCTTTTTGATTGCTCATCAAGATATTCAATGACTTGTTGTCTAAACTTGGATGCGTGTTCTTTCAGCTCTGTTTTCGATAAAAAAAACTTTTTAACTTCACTGGGAAGTTTTGTTGTTGCTCTTGCTGATGCCATGCCTTTATCACACCCTATTGCTGCAATAAAGTAAGCTGAAGCCGATTGCCCATTCCCCTTACATACAAAACTTAAATAGCTAAGGTCTGTTTTTTGAATTTCATCGGCATTTTTATATCTTTCATAAAGAGAGAAATTTATCCTAGCGGCTTGGTTTATTTTTGTTAAGTCAAGATGAATCATATCTTCAGGCTCTAAAGCTGGACTTATTGTCACTCCGTCCTTTTTCTTTATCATGGAAATAAGGAAAAAACGGTAGTCATTGACAAAATAATCGCAAAATACAATAAACCCACCAGATGACCAAGGTTCTTCTTTAGCTCTTTCTACAAACTCCCTCATAACTTCATGGGATAGAGAAACGAACAACTCTGCGGTACAGTCTTTTGAACGGTGGTAGTCATCAAATTTTGATGGGATAAATTCTTCATCCTGTTCTGATTTAAAAACTCCATAATGAGCTGAGTTTCCTTTTGTGCCGTATAGATCAGATATTTCTTTAATGAGTTTTTCAACCGTAGGATTCGTTTTATCAAGTGTGCTACGCCTTAGGTTATACGGATGAGAAAAATCAAAATCTTTCTTTGCTTCTTTTATAAGCTCATGAACTATAACGTACTTGATGATAGGAGAGGCCATTTTAAACCCTTATAATTTATACATCTATGTGCATAGCGCAAGAAACTGAGGAAAGCATACAAAAAAATTAACGCGTACGCAAAAATCATGATATCGTGATAAGAGTGATAGCAATGTCACACAGCTTATCGAATTAAAAAAGCCTCGCACTCGCGGGGCTTTTTCATATCTGGAACTTTGGCGTAGAGGGTTCGCGCGGATGACTGAAGAGCATCAGGACTCGGTTCGATTCCGAGAGGTTCCACCAAATTATATCGAAGGTCGCTCAGGTGGCCTTTTTTTTGTGATTACTAATAACAGATTATTTAACTCGGGAGTATTCCCATGAGTAACCTCGTGAATAAGACGATTTTAAAAGAAGATGGAATTACACTTTGTAAGCCATCGATTTATGAACTGAATATCATATCTGACGGTAGTGAAGGTAAGGAAATACAGGTGTCACATATGGGAAATAAAATAGTGACATTTAAATTATCTACAGAGCAATGCTTATCTTTTTCCGAAATATTATCCAGATAAAACTATACGATATCATAACTAACTCAATAGGTTAGGGAATACCTAACAATTGATCCCAAGGCTGCGCATGGCGTGGCCTTTTTGTTTTCTGGCTGCACCAAGAGAGAGAGGGAGGCGGAACGGTGAAATACATGGGGAGTAAATCCCGTCTCGCGAAACATATTGCCCCCTTCATTCTGGAGCACTTAACGACAGATGCTGTTTATGTTGAGCCATTTGCAGGCGGGATGAACATGGTGAGTTATATCAACACCAAACATGCTGGCCCGGTTATTGCTGCGGATAAACATGAATACCTGATGGAAATGTGGAGCGCCTTGTTATCTGGCTGGCAACCCCCGGGGCAAATATCACGAGAGCAGTATTACGCGATAAAGAATAACAAAACCGACATTCCTCACTTAACTGGATGGGCCGGGTTTAATTGTAGTTATTCGGGTAAGTGGTTCGACGGGTACGCGGGAGTCACGCAGATCAAATCCGGGGGTTTTCGTGATTATCAATCAGAGGCTGTCAGCAATATTCAGCGACAGATACGTGATCTGGATGGCGTGCAATTATTATGCAGTGATTACAAAGCGCTGAATATACCCGATGGTGCAGTCGTCTATTGCGATCCGCCTTATGCGAATACTCGGCAATATCGCGACACCTTTAATACGGCTGAGTTCTGGGATTGGGTTCGTGAATTATCGAATCGCTGCACTGTGTTTGTGAGTGAATATACAGCACCCGATGATTTTAGCTGCATTTGGTCGCGTGAGGTCGTTAGTGGTATCTCAGGAACCAAAACAACATCAATTGAATCGCTGTTTATGATAAAAACATGACAATTAAAAAAATCACCCTGGACTATCCTGAGTCCAAGAGCACGGATACCACTCAAAAAAATATCGACCAACTTAAACAATTGTTCCCGGAAGTTTTCTCGGAGGGAAAGATTGACTTTGATGTTTTGAAAGCGGTTCTTGGTGAGGCGATTGACGATAGCGACGAACGCTACAGCTTCACATGGCAGGGTAAGGCTCGTGCACATCAAATTGCCCAAACGCCTTCGACAGGAACCTTACGCCCTTGTAAAGCAGACAGTGTGAACTGGGATACCACAGAGAACCTGTTTATTGAGGGTGACAACCTTGAAGTGCTTAAGTTATTGCAAAAGTCCTATCATAAGAAAGTGAAGATGATTTATATCGATCCGCCCTATAACACAGGTAAGGATTTTATTTATAAAGATAGCTTCCATGACAATTGGCTAAATATGCTTTACCCCAGATTGAAATTAGCCAGAGATTTATTGTCTGACGATGGAATTATATTTATATCGATAGATGATCATGAAGTGGTTAACTTGTCTTATTTGTGCAATGAGATATTTGGCGAAGATAATTTTGTTGAAAGATTTATCTGGAAGAGTGGAAGAACCTCAGCATCAATTTTTACCCGAGAACACGAATATATCTTGGCCTATGCAAAAGACATATCTCAGTTACCCCATATTGTTTATAAGGGAGATGATAACTCAGTTTCTGATCGCGCAATAAAAAGGGTTAGCGTCAAAAATCCGGCGTCAGAAATAACCTTCCCTGCCGGGATTAAGTTCTTGGGTGAAAATAAAACGTTTCCCCCTGTCTTTGGAAACAAAGAAGTCGTTGAAGTGACTGCCGGTGTATTTGAATGTAAGAACGGATCTTTAGCCCGCGAAGTCACGCTAAAAGCGGGTTGGACAATGAAGAGCCAAATCGAAAACTGGCTGTCAGGAAATGACACTTTTGACTCTAAGGGACAACAGGTTATTGAGTTCTTCTTCAAGCCTAACGGTGTTCTTCAGTATGTTAAAAAGCGAGGCACCGAACATCCAAAAACAATAATAACCGGCTTTACCACGAAGCAAGGAAGTAAAGAGGTTGAAGCCCTTCTCGGTTCATCTGTTTTTGATTACCCAAAGCCGACAGGATTAATTGAACACTTAATGAAGGTCACGAATAGCGAAGATATCATTCTTGATTTTTTTGCGGGAAGTGGTTCTACAGGTCATGCGGTGTTAAAACACAACAAGAAAGATGGCGGCAGAAGAAAGTTTATATTGGTTCAATTGCCTGAGCCTGTCTCAAAAAATGCGGGCGCAACAGCGTATTGTATCAAGGAGTCAATACCCGAATTGATTTCCAGAATTTCCCTAAAAAGAATAAAAAAAGCCATTGCAGAAGAAGATAAAACTCAAGGTGTTAGGTTTTTCAAATTAGACCAGACAAATACTCACTACATCCATACATCAAAGAGGTGTGTAAATGAAAGTATCAATCGAACTAAGCGGTGAAACGATCTGGTATCGTGATGAGGGAAAAGGCGAGGGAATGGCCTCAACAGGATACATAAAGGACGGTACACAGCAAAAAATCATTACCGCCCTTAAGGCTGCATTATCTCAGGCTAAAGCTGAGGCTTCATGCTGGGATAACCGAAATTGAATGGCGGATGTTTGCCGAACCTCCTCCTAAATCAATTGTGACATTCCAGTATCCACTATAAGGAACGCCCAATCTTGCTGGGAGCTGTCGGAAAAAGCCACCCCCGCCATGATGCTGAAATCTTCGGCGGTTCTTATAGTTGTTAAAATTACTATCTGTCATTAACAAGATATTGCATTGGTGTGAGCAATCAACCTCAACGATATCGCCTTGATTGAGGTGCATTCTTTTGTGCAAGAAGTGCATTATTTCCCCTTTTTAGAGGTGATCAGCCATCCCTCTATGGATTGGTTAATGTTTGGCTGAATAATCATCTTACCTTAACTATCAACCCATTACTTTTAACCTACTCACCGGGGTAACCCTCGTTCACCCCACGGACGCCCATTGTTCAATGGGGTGGATTATGAAGATGAAAGAAAATCCTGATTTGTGGGCCGAACTGCTGAACGGCCTTAAAAACTCGTGGCCGCAGATATCCGGCTCTGCTTTAGCCATCGTCATTTGCTATGGGCGTCTGGTGTATGACGGCGTAGACCGTAAAAACAAATGGATAGAAGGTATTCTGTGCGGGGCGTTGTCATGGGGGATTTCGAGCGGCTTAGAGCTGTTCGGTATACCCAGTAATGCCGCCCCTTTCGTTGGTGGGCTGGTGGGCTTTATTGGCGTTGAGAAGATACGCGAGTTTGCTATCCGCACCATCAATAAACGGTTGGGAGATAAACAGTGAGCAGAGGCATTCGTAATAACAATCCCGGCAATATTGATCACAACCCAAAGAATAAATGGCAGGGGCAATTACCACATGACCCAAAAGTTGAAAAACGGTTCTGTCGTTTCGAGTCACCAGAGTATGGCATTCGGGCATTGTTCAAATTACTGCGGAATTACCAACTCAGGCATCAATTGCATTCGATTAGAAAAATCATCAATCGTTATGCGCCACCTGTTGAGAACAATACGGAAAGCTACATCCAGTTTGCAGCTGAAAAGGTCGGTGTTTCTGCTGATGAGAAGATATCAACTCAGGATAAGAAAGTCCTGTTTGCTCTGGCAGAGGGGATTATCAAGATGGAGAACAGCAACCTACAGCCGTATTCCGACGATATATTCACACGGGCATTTGAACTTTTATGAGCAGATTAGTGGCTTTAGGTGCTGCGGTAATGTTGGTGGTGCTCTATATCATGACACGTTATCAGGCTAGTGAGATTACAAACCTGACGTCAGATAAATTCAAACTAGAAACCCAGTTATCAGAGCAGCTTACCATCAACGCCACCCAGCAAGAGAGAATCCAACAACTCCACGAACTGGACAAGACTCACACTCAGGAACTCGCCCATGCCAAGACTGAAATTAACATTCTTCGGGCTGATGTTGCCGCTGGTCGTCGCAAGCTGCGCATCAAGGCCACCTGTCCCATGCCTGAAACCACTTCCTCCGGCGACGTGGTCAATGGAACCCCCGTCGAACTCACTGGAGAAACTGGATCAACTGTTCTCGATATCCGAGAAGGCATCATCAACGACCGGGCAAAACTGA